TTTTAAATTCAAATAACATTCCTCTTATTTTATATTGTTCAAATGCACTTGCAACGTTAGACAACCAGGGAAACGTAGCAATAAGCCCTGGATTAATAAAATATCTATGAGGTGTAAAGATAACTGTAGCACCAATATCACCAATATATTCTCTATGTCTAACTATAACACCACCATCATTAACACTATTGACAACTTCAGGGGGATTAACTCCTCCAGTCAACAATGTATTTTCATTAACTTTATAATCGCCAAAAGCACTTATAATGGAAGACAGCCCTTTTGTTAAAAGGCCGCCTAAAGAATCAAACATGCTTTCTTTCTTTTGTGGTGGTTCTCTCATATATATTATTTGAGGTTTAGGATTTTTATATTTTATTGGTGCTGCTTGCACAATTTTATTTTTATTACGATTTTTCTTCCTTTTATTCATATTCTTACGTTGATTTTTAGTAAGATTTTTCTGATTTTTCGAATTCATAACTAAGGGACATTTTTATAATTATTATAATAATGTATTTGATCTATATTCAAATAAGGGAGAATGTCCTCAAACTCTATAGGCGAAATATCATTCTTACGATCCAAATACTGTTCAAAAGCAACTTGAACCGGAACCGGTATTTTGTACAACTTTTCCACCAACATTCTAGTTCGAAAAGGAACAACCTTACAAGGAAAACCATTACCATATTTATTTTTCATTTGTTTAAATAAATCTTTCTTATAAGGATCCAAATCAATGCGATGGCAAACTCCGGATGTTACTCTCAATCCAAACTTGGACAAAGAATCCAAAATAGGACACCCAGGGTATTGATAAGCCAAGGACATTGATTTACAACGTAACAATTGTTGTAATATCTTAATGGAAGAATTTTTATATTTAGCAGCACACCAACCAAAATCTAATAGTGCATCCAACGGATTGGTAACATTAACCATATCTTCTGAATCACAAAGTATTCCACAAAAGGAACCTTCACATAAATTGTCATAATTAACTATTTTAATAATTAAACCTAACTTTGTGAATAATTTTTCATTCAATTTTCCATAAAATGTAAAAATGCCATCATCTCCCTCCACCTTACCTTTTAAA